CTATGTGGTCAATTTGTGGATCATTTTCAGGCTACTTTCAAGGCTGTTTAAGGGGTTGAATCTGACTGCGTCTTGCAAGTAATCCGGCGCGAAATGCGCGTAGGTCATCGTTTGTTGAATCGTCGCGTGGCCGAGTATTTTTTGCAGCGTGAGGATGTTGCCACCGTTCATCATAAAGTGGCTGGCGAATGTGTGGCGAAGTACATGAGCGGCCTGCCCTTTGGGTAAATCGAAATTGCACTGTTTGAGCTGCACGTAGAACTCGGCATAACAATCTTTGAAGAGTCGGCCAGATTTGCCCGTGACGATTTCATCTTGCAGTTCCTGGCTGATCGGCACCGTGCGGTCTTTCCCGTTCTTGGTATCGAGAAAGGTCACTTTGCAATGGCTGACCGTGCTGCCCTTTAGCTCTTCCGCTTCACCCCATCGAGCACCTGTGGCCAAACAGAGCTTGGCAACCTTGTAGCTGTCGCCAGAAAGCACGCTGAGTAAGTGATTCATTTCATCAACCGAGAGAAACGCCATTTCGCGTGTTTTAGGGACTTTAAGTTTAAAGCCAGAAACCGGATGGGGGTTGTGGAACTCCTTCACCGCGATAAGCGCGGTAAACACATTGCTCAAACAGTTCATCTTACGGTTGAAAGTGGTCATCGCCCTGCCCTTGTTAAGCTGAGCCATTCGGTAATCTGCGAGCAGCTTGTGGGTTATCTGGTGCGCTTTAGGAAAGCCGAGTTCCTTGTCGACCAGCTTCACTTCCTTCAGGTAGGCTTCAGCGGTTTTCTTCGATTGCCCTTCGTACTTCCACCACAATTCAATCAGTTCACTCAGAGAACGGCGATCAGCAGGCTTCTCAAGCCACTCTTTATCATGGGCCGTCGCCAGCACATGCTTTTCATATTGGGTGGCCTCAAACTTGGTATCGAACTGGCGGCGGTATCGCTTACCGTTCCGGCCTTGCGGCCGCAGGTCAACCAACCACTTTTTACCCTCTTTCTTGATGCTCATAATCTGCTCACTTAACAACATGAACATGAATGATAAATCACAACTGTACATAAACACAGTGTTTGACTTGCACGTAAATGCACATTGATGCTTAATTGTGGCGATAAAATCCAAACCGATCACACCAAAAGACACCGCTGTTTGATACTGTTGATGTGTTTCATTTGTCAGTTTCGAACACATGAAGCTACCAAAGCGTATGTACCCAGTTTGGCATGGTGTATTAGATAGACGCTATTTGCATTTTGTTTTGGATTTATACAGACAAAGTCTAGTTAAAAGAGACTGTTAGTTTTAAATAATTAAAGTAAAGAGGTAAAAAATAAAATGAACTTAGACAAAATAGTTGCTAGGCAAGCTGCATACTATGCGCATGATGCGCAACAATGGAATGATTCGCCTTATGCAGTGCAGTTTCCTCATCTCTCTGATTTGCTGGACCTAAAGCTTCCTAAACATAATCGTTACGCAATATGTAATTTGAGAGGAGGAATTGGAAAGTCCACGTTAACATTTAACCTTGCATTTGGTGCTAAAGATGTACTTGCGATAGATACTTGTCCCCAAGGAAATTCTTCAAATTTCTTTTCCTCTGGTAAGCCGGTAGCAGGGACAACTATTTATGACGCTCTGTTACCTTATCTATTACCTCGTATGTCTTTTCCTTCTAATATTGCACAACGAGTCGAGCACTTTAACTCGTACTTTGATGGATTAAACGCACATTTCGTACCGGCCTCCCCGAATTTATATGAGTTTCCATCAATCATGGAGTCAGCACTTTCTCAAGCTCGAGGTATTCCCGGTGGAGCGGATATTAAGGCTCGAGAACAGATTCTGAATTCAATGCGTGATCTGTTGGATCGAGAAACAAAAAAAGTTGAAACAAAAAAAGTAATAATTGATACATCGCCATTTTTTTCTGGCGCAACGCATCTCACATGGCATGCAGTTGACTCACTCATTGTGCCAGTGCGTACCGACCAGCAGTCAGTAGATTCACTACAGTTGTTGATAGACTTATTGACAGACGCAAGTCGTTCGTTCATACGTAGTCAAGACCGTTTGGCGCTGAGTTCTCCGAAAATTCAAATGGTTGTGGTAACACACTGTGGTTGGTCAACTAGAGCAGGTGCTAAGCATGAACCAAATAATCAGACTAAAATCTACTTAGAAAAAGTAAGAAAAATCGTTACTAATAACATGCACTTGTTTACGACCAATGATCCTGACAACCATATTGTGCCATTAGATGACTTCCTAGGCTCGGGGCGTATCTCGTCGGCTAAGAGCATTCCTATTAAGTGCTTGAAACCACAGCAATCTTTTACAATATCAGGACAGCAAGTAACTGTTAACTCTTCCGTTGAAAAGTGTCAAAAGCAACTGGCATTTATTACTCAGAATATCTGGTAAATTTAAACTAACAAACGCTTTAAGACGGATTCGCAACGCGTGGCATTTTTACCATGCGTTGATTCTAGTGATTATGGTGGTGTGCAGAATCATCGTATTGCGTTGCTCACCACTTAAGCGGGCGTTATAACAAATATGAGATTTTGTAGTATGAAAGCTGTTCGCCTGATAGCTATAGCGGTCATCATTATGCTTATGTTGGCATGTTTTTTCGCTGGTAGAGTAAGCTCTTCAATCGAGCTTAATACATGGAAATTGTTAGTGGATCTTGGAACAATTATTGGCGGAGTCGGAGCTTTAGGGGCAATGTCTTTGGCATTTGTCGCTGTCAATGATTGGAAACATCAACTTAGAGAGCAAATCGCTATAGACTCTGCCATTGAGCTAGAAGACTTAGTGACAACATTCTATATGGCGTGTTTAGGTGATATAGAAAAAGTAAAATCCCATCCAGATTTACAGGTTCATTCTAAAGCCATACTCCTATGCTTCAGGCTTAGGCGGCGTAAATATCATGTGAAAGAAGTTCAAGATCTTGAAAACGCATTAACTAACATTGTTGATTCTATGATGAAAAAGGACATCATATTGGATAGAGATATGGATAACCTATTGTTAAGTATGAATAATTTCTCTAAAAAAGTTACGCGTTGATTTGTTATAACAGGGAGTTAGGCTTTATGGTGATAAATGAATACAGTTAGAAGAGGTGATGAATTAGAAGCCGCTATTTTCGAGTTCTTCTCGACCCAAATAGCTCACGGGCAATTCTGGGCTCACAAAGACTATTGTAAAATTTTTACTCAAAAAGGCTATTACTCAAGAGATAGAGAGAAAGACATCATTTTTGATGTGTCGATTGAGATTTATCTCCCAGGGCATGAAAACTATTCACTATTAGTATTAATAGAGTGTAAAAACTACAATCATCGTGTACCTGTTGACGATATTGAAGAGTTTTATGCGAAAGTACAACAGGTTTCCGGGGCAAATGTTAAAGGAATAGTCGCTTCAACAAACGCTTTTCAAGACGGTGCTTTAAGGTTTTCCAAATCAAAAGGTATAGGTCTTTTGCGTTATTTTGAGGCTAACAATAGTGAATGGGTATTGACTCGTTCTCCATCCTCAATAGGTCGTACTGTTCAAGCTACGGAAAGGGCATCGATAAATCTTGCGCTTCAACAGGAAGATTTTGTAGGTAAAGGTTTTGATTGTTATTGTTTCTTTGGTTCTTTCTTTACTAATTCAACTTTTGAGTTTTTCGAACAGGTTATTACTTCCGAGCTTTCAGAGGAACTTGTTGAGTCTGCTTACTCTGTTCGTACAGCAAAACCTGAGCCGGAAACGTTAGTTCGTTATTTGGATAGCTCGCATATAGAGTCCAAAAGTGAACTACTCTTGGATTCTATTGGCTACTTTGGTGGCTACGTACAAGACGATAAACTTTCCAAGTTTGTAAGTGAAAACTATGGTCTTTCTTTAGTGTTTAACGCTCAGTTGCAAGAAGGAGTCCTTGGCTCTATCGATTTTAGTAAAAATGAAATCAAGATAGACACAACGCAGTGTGAGACCAAAGAGAGAGCACGTTTTACACTTGCTCATGAGCTGGGGCATTATATTTTGGGCCATGCAGACTATATACTGCGCGAAAGTTGCTATAACTCTCACCTAGATGAAGTAAGAAACGATGTATCCATAAGAGATATTATGCGTTTAGAGTGGCAAGCAAATCAGTTTGCATCGTCATTGTTACTCCCCAAAAAACAATTTGTAAGGGCTTTTCTTGAGCAAGCTCGTATAAGAGGCATACATAACAGAGGATTCGGTGCTTTGTTTGTAGATGAGCAAGGCTGCAACAAAGAGCTATTAAACTTGGTTACTTTTTCACTCATGAAACAGTTTAATGTATCTAAAACCGTAATCATTATACGTCTTAAACAACTTGGAATCATGCATGAACCGGTAGTGCAAGACTAACAATCTGTTTAAAAGTGATCCGCAACACGTCGCATTTTTACTATGCGTTGCGTTTGGGGTTTAAGGTGGTACGCGGGAGCTTCGGTATTGTTTTACTCACACCTTAAATCAGTTAGCAGGGGTTATGTCCAATATGCGTCAACACTCACATTATGGTACAGAATGTTTTAATAAGATTTCATTTTAAATCAAGCGCTAGGACTCATAATGGAAGATGTACAAGTACAAAAAGGTGAAGTTAACGATTCAAAATCGACAACTAAAAAGGTCACACTTGAGCAAGCAAACATAGCTTTAACTATAGCGATAAAAATAATAGTTATCGGTGTGTTACTTGCCTCTTTCAATGCTGGAAAGTCTGTCTATCAGCAATACGCACATTACGGACCAAGCTGTACGGAAAAAGCATCAAGTTTCCAATATTGGATAGATAAAGCCGGAAAAGAGAAAGGTAAAGTTGTTTCTGTACATCAATCACGTTTGCAAACAGAGAATGGAACTACACAGTGTTTTGGTCAGTTCCAAACCGAGAGTGGGCAATATAAGGATTGGAGTGGTTCTATCAGTGAGCTAACGAACAAAGAAGTAATTGGTTGGGCTAGAGTCTCCAATTAATTAAACATAGCAAATGTTCAAACCCCATCAAAAAAGCCACCTATCAAGGTGGCTTCTTTTTTAAAAAATCTTCTTAAACACTGGCGCGATGGCTTTGCCGATAATCTTAAAGTTGCGCCCGTTCTTGTGGTTGATCTCGAATGACTCGTAGGTCGGGTTGTCTGAAATCACCTGGTAAATCCCTTTCGGAATGTTCCACTTCAAACGTTTTACGTACACCGCATCGTCGATGCGAATTACGTATACCCCATCCGTGACCGGGTGTTGTAGTTCGCGGGTATCAACCAGCAGCCTGTCTTTGTGGCTGAGGGTGGGTTCCATCGAATTGCCGTCAACGTAGATGATGGCGGCGCAGTTCGGTGCAAGGCCAAACTCGGCCAGCAGGCTTTTGGGAATGATGAGCTTGTCTATCTGGTACTCGCTGTGCACCAGTGAGCCCGCCCCTGCTGCTGCGTGAACGTCAAATACGGCCAGCTCGCACCAATCTTTAACGTCAGCTAATGGAACGATTTTAGAAACATTGCTTTGCTCTGGAGGCACACCTTCAGTCGGCGCCTCCAAGTTCATTAATGTTTCTGCATCATTAGGATCTTTGACGTACTTCTCAATTAGCTTCTTTTTCAGATCTGGATGAAACGAAGAAATATGGTACTCCATAGCCCTTCCATTTCCGACAGCCTTTCTAGATATCCAATTGTTTCTTCTAGCTTTTCCGCTCACATTCCCAACAGTATTGGGGAACCCGTCGACTTCAACGAGTTCGGAGCTCAAGAACCATTCTTTCAAAATCCACACCATTAAGCATTTACAATGATGCGTAAATCGATCTAACATTCAGTTAATGTTTACGCATTATTATGAATCTTTAAGTACACAAGAAAGGCCGCCAAGCAGTTTCTGTGTACAAAAACGCACAAATATGTATGGAAAGATACCATGACCCCGCTAATTAAACTAGATATGCCGTACCTGCCAATCGAAGAGTATGCGCGACGTCAACATATTGATTTGGTTGAGTCGGAGCAACTGATTGAGGCCGGAAAGCTGCCCATGAAGGCCGCGACACGCTGCGAGAAGAAGCGCTTCGTCAATATGGTCACCCTTTCACGCATGCGTTTGTGTAAAGAGTTCAAAGACCAACCTGACCTATTGGAGAAGCTAAATATGCACGTTTCAATTCAACCCGATTCCCCGATCCTCCCTACCTGTGAACTGGCCCGCCGTTGGGGTGTGTCTGAAAACTCGATTCGCAACATGATTCGCGAAGGAAAACTGCCGGTGATTGAGCGCGATGGCGCCAAGGGCAAGCACTACGTCAACATGGGCGCGCTGTGGCAACACGCCATTGAAGATTCTGAAAAGCCTGAAAACGACCACTTTTATCATTCGTTTTAAGTGAGCAGCCATTGCGGCTGTGAGCTCATTTCACTTGCGACAAGGTGAGTATCAAATATGGACATGAACACTTCAATGTACGTTTTCCTTGAGGGCAAACAAAAGGCATTTGATGAAGCGTGCTGCGCGTTCCGGGCGGCCAACAAGGTGTCGGCCATTGCTGCCGCCGTTGGGCTGGATGCCACGGTGCTGCGCAATAAGCTCAACCCAGAGCAGCCCCATGTTCTGACGTGCGCCGAGCTGGTTGCTATCACCAAAGCCAGTGGCGACTACACCATCATCAATTCTCTTTTGCTTGGCCTTGGTGTGGTGACCGCACAACTGCCACAAGAAGAGAAAACCGAAACCTTTCTCAAGCGGGTGCTGGAACATTCAATGCTGTCGGGCGACCTGTCGCGCATGGCGTTAGACCACGGCGGCGACACCCGCCTGCCCCGCACGACGCGCCACAAAATTATCTCTAAGGCACAGGCCAGCATCGGCAACCTGATGCTTTTAATTTCTGATCTTGAAAACCGCACCTCTGGGGCGACGCCGTTCTTTGCAATGAGCGTGGATTTTATCACCCAAGGCGCACCAATTCCGGGCCTGTCCTAAGGAGCCAAGATGAATCAGCTAGCCAGAAACGCACACACCCAACACACGCCGCCAGCGCAAGAGAGCATCGCTGCGTGCAAATCGCTGTTTAACGGTGCCGCCACGCGCTGCCAGTTGAAGAAGATGTTCAACGAGCTGCCAGAGAAAAGCCGTGGCTTGGTGTTGATCGCCGGCGGCCTGCCCGCGCGCGATTACAACCGAGAATTCGAATCGTTCGATGACCTGGAACTGCAAAAAATCCGCACCGGAATGCAGTACCTGAAAAACCTGACGGTCACGTTCGACAGCAAGGTCGGCGATGTTCGCCGCCTCAAGCACTACCAGTTCAGCAACACCCATTGACCTAGCCAACCTTTGCCCCCGTGGTATTCCTCTCGGAATGGGGGCCTTTTTCGTCTCAGCGTAGGAGCAAAGATGATGAATGACCCAGTAACCAAAGCCGCGTTCGAACGCGCGATTCTCGCCACCATCACCAGCTTGTATGAGCTGGCCATCGACAGCGCCGATGTGATGAGTGTGCGTATCGAATATTCCTCAAGCATGAAGATGCTGAACGTGGTGATCTTCTCCGCCACCACAACCGACCACGCCCACAGCATTGTGCTGCTCGATAGTAAACAAGCCCTGAAAGACCTGCTGGACATCGAAGATGACCTGATTGAGCGCATCGCTGCGCGCCGCGATGAGTTGGAGAAGGAGAAAACGCAATGCAATACGCCGCAGTAATGCTGTGTTCCGATGGCGGAGTGATCCGCCACGAACAAACTCAGGAAGTCGCCAACATTCTGATTGGCGATTTCGATTCGATGGACGATGCCGTAAATCAGGCATGCGCCGAGCTCGACTGCAAATACCTTCGCAATGGCGTGATCAGCAAAGGCGAAGGCAAACCGGGCTTTATGTTAGTAACTACGCAAGAATTGGAGGCGGTATGAAAAAGCTAACGTGGTATGAAAAAAAATATGTCAGAAAACAAATTCAGGACGGGGATATGCCTTCTCTTACAGCTCTTAAACAGGAAATTCGAACTATCAAGTTGATGAACTATAGAAGAAGGCAACACAGCAAGATTACTCTTTAAACATGGCTCTAATGGCTTCTATCTTTTGCTCATATTCAGGGTCGTTTTCTGGATATAACTCGTAAAACTCATCTTCGGGGATGATGAACACACAATCGAAACCATCAATAGAATCAGAGTTTTTATTGATACAAAAAAGTCCTAACTCTTCGAAGTAGCTAGTGATTGATAGGAATTCATTCAATCCAGTTGCGGTGATCGTTCTATATGGTCGGATGGGGTTGAGATACTTCTTAGGTTCGATGGGTGGGAGAATAGCAATAGACATCTCTTTACCGCCAAGCCCGTCCGAATGGTCTTCGATGAAGTCTTCAAGCAGTCCATCAAAAGTATTGAGATTAAATGAGTCGTTTAGAAGTGTAGTTTTCATATATGCCAACCTTCGTCATTGTATTACTTTGAGACTAACATATTGGAAAACCTAAAAGTACCCGCTGAAATCGACCTTTATGAATTCCCATGGCAAGCCCCTTTAACGGAAGTTGAAGCGGGCTGCTTTGGTGATCGTCGATTCAATGAAGTGATTCAGCCAGATAGCCTGAGTGTGCTTGAACGCAAATTGTTTGACGCTAACCCGGATGACTTTGCCTGGGCGCAGTCGCGCATCCAAGACCTGCCCGATTACCTGACGAAATACTTTGTCACGCGCTACATCAGCGTGTTCGAAAAACTCGGCCGTAAAGAAGCTAACATTTACCTGCGTGAACGCATGGCACCCGCAACGGAACGCGCGCAAAAGGTCTTGGAAAAATACAGCAAACTACCAACCACGCATAAAGTGGCGATGTTCTCTAAAGAATTCGAAAGCGGCGATAACGCATTCGCCTCCGTGTACTTTACAGAGCACAGCCTTCCTGAAGACTTTCAGCGTCCTCAGCTCTCTTTTGATTTCGACCATGCCGAAAAACATACCAAGCCAGAGAAGAACCGAAGCGTTGCCGAACTCGAACCCGACGAACTCAGAGACATGGCATTCAAGCTGTCGCAAATCGCCTCTGCCCGTCACCAACGTTTTGCGGCTTCCGCCATCAAAGAAGTGAAAGCGGATCTGGCGAAACGCGAAGTCAAAGCCTCTGAATCGAAAATCGGCGAGATTGCGGTGGTGAACACCTACCACAAGCTGGCGGCTTTCGTGAATGAGTTCGGCATCAAAGCACCCCGCAAGCGCAAGAAGCAAACCGAGCTGACGGCCCTGAACGACATCTCAAGAATGCGGGATGAAAAATGGTGGCGCGGCCGATTAGTGCACATTCGCAAAATCATGCGCGAGCATCTGGCGATCGCCATGGGGCAAGTGAGCTACAAAGCCTCGCCGTATGCCTCTTGGGATTGTGTTCGAGAGCATCAGGAGCAGCAGAAAGCCAACTATGAATATATCAAGCAGAGAAAACTGATCGATGAGATTACGGGCGAAGAAGCCGACTTGTGGGACATGGCGAAAAAGAGCCTGTCGAATCCGGCGATCCGCCGCCATGAGTTGATGGTGCGCTGCCGTGGCTGCGAAGACATCGGCAATGAGCTTGAGCTGCAAGGTTTGTTTCTCACGCTGACTTCGCCGTCCAAGTACCACAACAGCTACAAGAAAGGCGGCTTTATCGACCACTGGAACGGTGCCAGCCCGCGCGACACGCAAGCCTACCTCAACAACGTGTGGCAGCGCATTCGCGCCAAGCTGGGCCGTGAAGAAATTCGCTGGTTCGGAGTTCGTGTGGCTGAGCCGCATCACGATGGTACGCCGCACTGGCATTTGCTGATCTGGGTGAAGCCGGAAGATGTCGCGCAAGTGCGTGACGTGTTCATTTCCTACGCCGTCGAGGAAGACAAAGAAGAGCTGTATCCGCAGTTCGACCGCAATCCGAAACGCGCTGAGAAAAAGCAGGCCTTTCACGGGCCATTGAATTACAAACCGCGCTGCGACTTTGGCTACATCGATCCGGCCAAAGGCACGGCAACCGGCTACATCGCCAAATACATTTCCAAAAACATCGACGGCTTTGCCATGGACGATGAGATGTCCGACGAAACAGGCAAGCCCGTGAAAGACATGGCCAAGAATGTGAGCGCCTGGAAAAGCCGTTGGGCTATCCGCCAGTTTCAATTTTTCGGGGGCGCTCCGGTCACGACTTACCGCGAACTGCGCCGCTTTGCCAACAATGACAAAGCCAGCTTTAACCAGTACCTCACTCAACTGAACTATGAAGAGCTACTGACGATTTACGAAGAGTTGGACATCCGTGAAGGCCGTAAGCTGATCGGCCCGCCTATTCCGGCAGAGCTGATTCGTCGCCATAAGAAGTTCGACAGCAAGTATCTGTTTGTGCTGCTCACGCAGGTTTATCAGGCCGATCTGGAACACGAAAACGGCACAGTCACGGAAGTGATGAAAGCCGCCGACCGTGGCCAATGGCGTGACTACATCATGGGCCAGGGTGGCCCGTTCGTGAAACGCGCTGACCTTCTGATCACCAACGTTTATGAAGAGCTGCCGTTTGCCTCTCCGCACGGCGAAACCGTTCGCAAGTTGGATGGGTTTGACGCATCAGGCGTGTTCATCAAAACACGCCTCAGAGTCTGGACGATTAAACAGAAATCCAAGGTTAGCGATGATGCGGAAGCGATCGCCCAAGGGAGCGCAGCGACCGTCATTGGCGGCACCGCCGCCTCTCGGAGTTCTGTCAATAACTGTACGGAGCCCCGCGAGGATCAGGTCAGCGATCAGCTCACCAGGTTGTTAGCACCAGAGCGAAGAAAGGCGAATAAACCGCCAAATATTGATGAAGCGGCACTGGCCGCCCTCCGAAAAGGCAGTTCAATTCGCATCGATGATGAACGAAGTATCCAAATCCGCCCTGCGGAGGTAGACGAGTACGGCGAAAAACGCCCGGCTCAGCTGGTCGAAGTCAGCCGAGTGCCTGCAGATGATTTGTCGTGGATGAATTTTGAAGGTTGGGACGAAGTGTTAGCCCAACAAGAAACCGAAGAGTATCAACAACCGGACCTGTCGTTCTTCCCTGAGTTGGAAGATGACTGGCCGTTAGCGTGAGGAGATCCCATGTTAATCACCTGCCCTATTTGCGGAAGCAAAGCTCGTATTGCAACGTCCAAAGCGATGAGTAACGAAACGCGCGAAGCCTATTGCCAATGTTTGAACCTAAACTGCGGCCGAGCGTTTACCACGCTGACCACAGTCAACCGCATTATTGAACCAACTGGCGCCAAGCCAGACCCGGAACTGCAACCGGAGCTGTGCAAGGGCGATGTGGATCAGATTGAGATGTTTGGGTGTTAACACAAATTAATATTACGGCTCTGAATGTTATAGACACTATAAGCATTATTGTCAGTTATTTTTTGAGAGTCTGTGTACAAAGATAAAAATCAGCCTCTCAGCCGTCATCCCAAATGCTAGTTTTAGTGAGACATGTTTCTATACAAAGGAGTGCCTAATGTCATTCGATCCACTAACCGATAAAATTGCCATAACCATTCCAGAATTTAGTGTACTAAAAAAAATGGATGGGCCATTTGGTAAATATCTTGAACCATATATTGTTTCAATCGCAATTGATGAACATGGTACGCATGACCCGAAGATTAGTTTTAATGTGATGCCTTATCCGAAAGTTGCGGTTGGCGGACGGGTAAAAATGCTAGGTGATGGTCATTTGTTATATGGTCCCAAGAACCCGGGGCAGTTCGTAGCACTATCTGTATTAATCATGGAAAGCGATAGTGATCTCCGTTCGATTGGCGATACAATCGAAACGCTGATTAGTAGCAAAGCAACGGAGCTCAGTATTGCTGCGATTGTAGCTGCAAACCCAGGTTCTTCGGCGATTCTTGGTATTCTCAAAGAACTTACGCAGTTGATAGCTGGAGAGCTAAAAAACAATAAAGATGATGAAATCTTTAGAACTTCCGGTACCTTTCTAAGAGACCATGCTGTTCCATATCATATAAATCGAGAGTACACCGATATTGGGAATGATTTTATTAACCTCAGTATGAAAATTATTCCTTTAGACGCAGGCAATGGCCAAGGCTCCTCAGTAAAAGAGCTATTGCTTTAGCAACACAAAAAGTGGAGCTTGCCTCCACTTTTATATCGCTGAACTATTAAAGGATCCGAAAAACGATCAAAAACGCACGTTTGCGATCTCAGCACTTCTCTAAATCCCCAATCTAAAACAGCCCTGAGTTCAGTTCCCATCAGGGCTGTGGTGCAATAACCCTACCTAATTATTTTGCGTCTCTGATTGCGCAAAATTGCAGTGCTGAATTTTGGTGCGGAGGGAGGGGTGAGTCCGAATTGGGCCTGAGCGCCCTTCCCCGCCATCATTTTTCCAGCCTGCTGCCTTCTTTGATTTGTTTGAGATGAAGTGAGAGCTTTCATGTGGGAACGACAGTACGAGCGCGGGCGATGGAACGGGCATCAGCTCAACATCCTGGCGACCGCCATTGATGGCGGCCAGCGCCTGCACGTCAGCGAAATTCCCTACGCCGAACTACCCAACATCCGTGTGATGGGCAGTAAATCCCGCACCATCAAACTCGATGTCGTGTTTGTCGGCGCCGACTCGCTGGCCGATGCCAACGCGTTCATTGCTAACCTGGAGTCATCCCCGGCAGGAGAGCTGGAGCACCCGTGGCTGGGCGAACTGACGCTGGTGTTCGACACCTTTTCCCAAAGCATTAGCACCAAGCGCGGTGTGGTCACACTCAGCCTGAGCTTTGTGCGTGCCGGCACACAGCCGACCATCAATACATCAGCGACCGTCCGGGTGAAGCAACAGGCCAGCGCGGTAGAAAGTGTCTCAGCGCAGTCGTTCGCCCGTGATGTGAAAAGCCTCAGCGTGGCCGACATCAATCAGACACAGAACGATTTCACTCAGTCACTCAACGTGTTGGTGGACATCACCCACCGCCTGAACCTCGCCGATGACAAGCTGCAAAGCATCAACTCAGCCATCAATGAAGCGTTTGGTGCCATCAGCAGCATCAGCAGTGCGCCGGATAAGTTCGCCACGCTGCTGAGCACCGCGGTTGACCGCGTCGCCGAGGGCGTTCAGTCTGAGCCTGACTCCGACAGTGAGGCCGTCGACAACGCGCGCACTGCGCAGCAGCTGATGTTGGGTCAGGTCAAAGAGGACTCTGTTACCCCTCATCACAACATTCAGATGGTGACCGGAGCCGTGAAGGTCAGCAAAGATGTCACCCGTTTGGAGAAGCAGGACCAGTTTGATATCACTGCCGTGAGCAAACAGCCAGCCATCATTCAAAGCGACCTCTCGGCGCTGATTGACGGCATTGATGAACGCGTGACAGAAACAACAAACGTCTCAACGGTTGAGAGCTTAGACATCTTCGATGCATTGACAGCGCTGAAAGGCGGCATTCAGACGCAGCATGACAAAGTCATCAAGGGTACTGCGGCGCACCGCGTAATTGAGCAGCCGCGCAGCAAACCCGCCCTGACCATCGCGCACGACCAGTACACGGCAGAGCCGATCGTTACCGCGATGAATGCGTTGCAGCACCCTCTGTTTCTGCGTGGTGACATTGCCGTGAGGAACCCGCAATGACCCAGCTTACGATGCACATCAATGGCGCGCAGACCGCGTTTTATTCGGCTGAGCTCAGCTACTCTCTTGAGCAGCTCGCGCACACCTTTCGCTGCAAGGTGCCAATGATGGCCATTAACCAGCCACTGCCGGTGAGCTTCTACCTCGACGGCCAGCTCATCCTGAAAGGACAAATTGACCAGGTAGAGTCTGCCACCGATTCAGGCAGCCGCTCAGTCACCATCACTGGCCGCTCCGTCAGTGCCAACATGATTGACTCGCGCATCACCATGGACGCGCTTTACGACCAGCCGATGGACAAATTACTGCGCCGTCTGGCCGCTCCGTTTGGCTTACAGGTAGAGAGTCTGGTCTCCGCGTTGAAGGCCGTACCGGAGTTTCAGATCAACGCAGAGTCGCCGGTAGAAAACATCGCACAGCTCATTCGAGAGCAAGGCTTGGCGCTGATTGAACGCAATGGTGTACTGACGATTGAGAACACCGCGCACAGCATCATTCAGGGCATCGGGCTTGAAGTCGGCAACAACATCGAACGCCTTGAAATTGCCCGTCAATTCCATACCCGCTTTCACCGCACCGAAGTTCAGGGCGCGTGGGACGATGCCAGCGCGGCGGTCACCGCGGCCGATGTTGATGCTTCGCGCACGCGGGTGATTATCTGCGATCAGTTACAGTCTGCCGACGCGTGTTTATCCCGCGCCCGATACGAACACAACCTTGCGATTGCGCAGAGCCTGACGGCCTCAGCAAGCATTGCCGGACTGTTCCCGGCACTCGCCATCGACGGACTCAACCGGGTCATCCGGGTTATCGACAAGACACAGCAGTTCAGTGAAATGTTGGTCATCAAAGCCTTGAGCCTGTCCGTCTCGGAAAGCGCACAAACCACTTCGATAACACTGTTCCGGCCATTCAGGGAGCAAAGCGATGTCTGACACACTGCTGGCTCGTTTGATGAGCCGAATTAAGAATCTGGTTGGCACCGGCACAGTCACAGGTGCGGAGACGCAGTGGCTACAGATTAAGACCGCCACGGGCCGCACCAACGATCGCATCCGTCGCGTGCACAACTACGGCTTTATGAGCCGTCCGTTAGTGGGCGCCAAAACCTACAACCTGTTTATCGGGGGCGTCACCGCGCGCGGTATCACGGTGAATGTGGAAGACGAACGTTACCAGATGGCGCTGCAACCGGGAGAGGTCGCCATGCTCGATGACAAGGGGAATCTGGTCCATTTCACCGCAGACGGTATCAAGGTGAACACCAAGGCAAAACTGGATATCACGGCCGCAGGCGATGTCAGCGTGACTGCGCCCAAAGTGGATGTCACCGCCCCCCAAGTTTCGTTCTCCGGCAATGTGGACATCGGCGGCAACCTCAACGTCGCGGGCAGCGTTGGCGGCAGCTCCGGCAAGTTTGCGGGCGTTACAGTGGAAACCCACACTCACGACTATCTGGACGACAACAACCAACGCACTTCTGACGGGCCAAACAAATCATGAACTATTTCCGTTTAAATGCGGTCACGGCACCGATGAACTCTGAGGAAGGCATGACACACGCCGTCTGGCAGAGCATTTACAACCACAGCGAGTCGACACAGAACGACCGCGCGCGAATGGCCGAAGACGAACGCGGCGGCAACTGGAGCGACGAACTGCTGAGCATCGTAGGCTCACGCGACTGGACCCTGCGCCGCGATAAGCTCACTCCGCAGACGCTCGTCATGGCCAAACGCTTTTATGAAGAGGCGCTGGCCTGGCTCATCACAGAGGGCCACGCCAAAGCCGTGACGGTTTCCGTCTGGGAAGCGAAACCCAATCAGATGGGGCGTGATGTGATCATTACCCTCACCGATGACACCACGTTTAAGGTCACACTATGAGTACACAACGCAGCCTGCAGACACTCATCGATCGCGCCAAATCGACACTGATGGCGAAAACCGGGCAGAACACACCGGCGATCGATGCCATCGCGTGCGCGATTGCGGCCGTGAGTTACGGTCAGTACGGCTATCAGGATTTGCTGTTTCGCCAGCTTCACCCGGAAACCTGCTCCGAAGCCTGGCTTTATCTGCATGCCAATCGTCATGGCACGCCGCGCCTGCTGCCCACGTTCGCATCAGGCACCATCCGGTTTACTCAGCTTGGTGGTGTGGTGGTCATTCCCAAAGCAACTTTGCTGACCGATGCTACCGGCAATGAATACGAAACCACCCAAGAGCAATACAGTGACGTGCCGGTCAGCGTGATTGCGCGCGTGTCCGGCACGGCCAGCAATCTGCCAGCCGGAAGTACCCTGACCCTGTCCGAAGGCTTAGGCGGTATCGACCCGAATCAGGTTCAGAGCCTTGGCATTGAGGGCGGCGCCGACATCGAAACTCTCGAACACTGGCGCGCCCGGGTGATTGTGGCCTACGAGAAAAACGACCTGATCGGCAAAGCGGAGGATTATGAAGCCTGGGCAACGTCTGCCCATGCCGATGTCGACTTTGCCTGGGCACTGGATAACACCCCGGAGCGCGGCATGGTGGAAGTGTATATCGGCCGCCGCACAGCAGACCCGACACTGAGCAGCGAAGTGATAATCCTTGTTCAGCAGACCTTCGAAGCGCATCGTCTGGCAGGTTGTCATCCCATCGCCTTACTGCCTGAGCATGTTCTGCTGAACATTGAGATTCAGGGCATTGAAGATCAGTCTGTCCGTGATGACGTGGTCACTGCGCTGCAGAGCCTGACACAAAGCAAAATGGGCAAAATCAACTCCGCGACGGGCAATCCTGAATCCATCACGCCGACGGAAATTGTGCTGACGGTGTCGAATGTCACCACCAACTTCATTGTGAAATCACCAACCGATGAAGTGACGATTCAGAGCCATCAGATTCATGTATTAGGAGACGTTACATGGACACCTCCAGCGTAATCATCAATTACAGCGCGGAAGACTTTGCGCAGGCCATCCGCGCCCTGTTGCCCAAAGGACAATACTGGCAGGAAGTCGACAACCTGGAGCTGACCAGCCTGATTGAAGCAATGGCCACCGACTTCAAAGCCACGCACGATGACATTGAACTGTCTCTGCTGACTGACTTTCAGGAAGCGCTGTTCGGCTGGAAAATCAGCGACTATCAGGCGCTGCTGTACACCCAGGCCGGCGATGATGCCGGAACCGTCTCTGATGACCGGACCACGCCGAATCTGATTTATGTCGCGCTGCAGGAAGATGCCCGAATCTCATGCGCGCAGGCCTGGGCCGCGTTTGAGGAAAAGCGTCTGCCGCATACTGAAATTACCTGGACGTATCAGTCCCGGCTTGATGTCCATCATCAGCTTGCTAACTGCCGGCATATCCGCAATCAACACAATTACGAGGTCACCCAATGAGCTTACTCATCACCCATGCCGGGATTGCCGCCGCGATTCGTGCCGGTGATCTGGGCATTGAATACAAAATCACTCACATCAGCATCGGCTCTGCCGGTTATGTTCCGAATCCGGAGCAGACCGCACTCGTTGCTGAAATCCGGAAAAAAGCCATTACCCGCGGCGCGTTGGTGGCACAAGGCCAACTGCATTTTGAAACGGTCTGGGATGGCGAAGAAGAGTTTGAAGGCAAAGAGCTGGGTTACTGGCTGGAAGACGGGACGCTGTTCGCGGTCGACAGTCGCGATGGTGAGGTCATCACCTACAAACGCAAAAACACCGTGGTCACCGAAGCCTGTGAACTGAATCTGGCGGCGTCGACCATTGAGAACATCACGGTGGAAATGCTCGGCTCACCTTGCGCCACGGAACAAGTAGCCGGTATTGCCAAAATCGTGACCACCGGGCAGGTCGATACCGGCACAGACGACCGCGCGTTTCTGACCGTGAAAAAGTTTCTCTATGCACTGGATGTCACCACCGTCGTCGACAAACTGGTCACCAACCTCTGGCTTAAACTCGCCGCCAGAATCTTTCCGGTCGGGGCCGCCATTCCGTGGTTTACGGACGTTGCGCCGGACGGTTTCGGTATGTTCAAAGGTCAGGCGTTTGATCTGGCGATTTATCCGGAGCTCGCCAAAGTCTTTCCTGACGGCATCATTCCGGATATGCGCGGGTGCGGTGTCATTGGTAAGGAAGACGGCGAAGCGGTGGGTGTGTTTGAAGAAGGGGAAGTGAAATCGCATAATCATAATGCATCGGCGACATCGACTGATTTAGGTACTAAGACCGCTGATAGCGCAGGCGCGCATACCCACTCACAACGAGGGGGAACAGGCAGCGGAAATCACACCGATAGGGCATCGGGTGCGTACAGTGGCTCAACATTTACAAACAGCTCTGGCATATTTTCAAGTGGTGCGCACACTCACAGCGTTGTCATGGGTTCTCATGTACACACAGTTGCTATTGAGTTATATGGCGCACTTAAAAACACCATCAACCACCGCAAAGTCAACTGGATTGTGAGGCTCGCATAATGACTCCATTTTTCGCCCAATCTCAGACTGTCCATGTCTCGCGTATCACCTCCGACGGATGGTGGATTGAGAACACCACCGAGCATGTCAGCAAAGGCACGGCGTTGGGTAGCGATTTCACTCAGACGCTCTACACGCCATCCCGTGACGGGATGATTGCCCGTTATGACCGGGCAACCGGCAACTGGTCTGATGAAATTGAAGACATGACCTGGAAAACGTACTTTGACCCACATGGAAACTCGTTTGTGATTGGCAAGCCGGATGGACAGTTCCCGGAGAATGCGATCACGCAGGTGCCACCAGAGTATGAGGCAGACTCTCAAACCGTTCTGTTCAAAGATGGTCACTGGCAGGTTTCCCCAATTTTGCTGGGGCAGTCGTTTTATGACGAGTATGGCAATGAATTCAAAGTGTCTGACTACAACTTTGAGTTACCAGGAAACCACACCTTTATTCCGCCACCTGAGCCGCTATCCGCGCAGCACGCGCCCAAACTTGTCAACGGAGAGTGGCAGCAGTTCTTGGACTATCGCGGGGAAATGGCGTACGCCACTGACCGCGACAACGGGGAAAATTACCGGATTGAAGAACTGGGAGAACTGCCAGCAACGCATACGCTAACTGAGCCGGAGCTCTATGACTCGTGGTCAGACGGACAATGGCACTATGACATCGAACGGCACCGCCCGTTTAAAGCAACTGAAGAAAAGCAATGGCGTAACGGGGAACTGACCAAAGTGCTGGACCGTATTGACCAGTACGAGAAAGACCAGAGTTATCCCGCTGAGCTTCGCACGTCACCAATCAAGGCCGAAGCGGATTACCTGAAACTGCTGCAGGACCGAAAAACGCTCAGCGATTACCCAGAATCAGACGGTTTTCCTTTTGGGCAGCGCCCGGTTCTATCGAACCTCGCACCGTAGCAAATACCCGGCCTCAGCGCCGGGTTTTCTACATCCCCCATCTAGAAACCGCTTCAATATCAGTCATTAATTCAGGGCGATACACTGGCCTTTGTTTATTCAACGAAGGTTAAACCATGAAAGCACTGGCAACCCAACTCATCAAAAAACACGAAGGGCTGCGGCTGAAACCCTACCGCTGCAGCAATCAAAAACTCACCATTGGTTACGGCCGCAACCTGCAGGATAACGGCATCAGCCAACAAGAAGCAGAAACCCTGCTTCAGCACGATCTTGATGCCGCCGTGAAAGAGGCAGAAACGCTGCCGTATTTCGCGTCGCTTAACGAAGCGCGCAAGGCGGTGATCGTCGACATGATTTTCAACCTTGGCCTACCCCGTTTTGGCATGTTCAAGAAAATGATCGCCGCCATCGAGCAACAACTGTGGCATGTGGCCGCCAACGAAATGCTCAACAGCCGTTGGGCGCGTCAGGTTGGCAAACGGGCGAATACTCTCAGCGAAATGATGCGCACCGGCGCGCCGCTGCAATAAGGAGAACACCATGAACTTTTTAACCAGTATCCTCGGCAAAACACTATGGGAAGTATTGAAAGGTTTGTTTTTTCAGGTTGCCTGGAAAGTCATTCTGGAACGCTTTGCCAGCCGCCTGGTGATTTGGGGATTAGAGAAAATCAAAACCCTGTCCACCAATGATGTGACGCAGGAAACCGTGAACGACATCATCCTGTCGCTGAAAGGCAAAAAACTTAAAGAGGTCGAGCAATGGGAATGACGTTGGACCCAAGCTGGGTGAATGCCGTACTCGCCTTTGGCACGTTCGTGACGCTGATCCTGAGTTTACTGATTGGTTACCTGTTCCGGTTATCCAAAGAGCTGGGCGAATACAAAACTCATGTGGCAGAAACCTACGCAACGAAAGACGATGTCAAAGAACTCGGAGATCGGATTGAACGCAGCATGGTGAAAGAGTTCGACCGGATTCATTCCCTACTGCAAGGGAGAGAAGTCGCCTAGTCCGTCGGGAGCCACAAGGTTCCCGTTCCCACTATTGAATCGAGAACTGACCCAGACTTTCACCTTGGCCATTCAAAATTTCTCCGGAGCTCGATTGCTCACAGAATGAAAAACTCACGTTTCTATCAAAAATGGGCAACTTTTGACAAACGTGTCGTCTCAAAATGTCGCTATTCAGTTGGTGAATCAACCCAGACCATCGCTGTTCGTTGTGATTTAGGTAAAATTCTATTTTGAACATTCTTGTTTCTTTCCTTGTACGGATTCTTGTCCACGATTGGTGTGATACCAATAGATTTGTCGGCTGGTTCGTCTAGCCATAATAAATTCAACTTTTGTTTGGTTTACGATAAGGCAGCATGACATTTGATAGTGACAGTCGTGCAAACCTCAAAATACTTCGATAAAAAATGTATAGGGATACTTAAGCTATTTGATGGAATATAAAGAGAAAGTAATCGCAGGTATGTGACGAAAGGATTCGAAAAGATACAGGGAAGAGACTTGAACTTGATGTTACATGAATAGCTCATATTTTATGAGCAAGGCACACTATACACGCAACAAACTAAATAGATAGTTTTTTCTTAGGGCATAACCATCCATAAACGTGGTGATAGCGTAAGCTTTGCTCTGGATGAATACAACTCCATGCCACAAAAGCCTACGCGATCTATGTCTCGAACATCAACTTGGTAGAACCCAAAACTTAATCATGCAAATATCTGGCAATACTATAATGTTGCCGACATTGTGGCATTTCATAAGAAAGTTCAATTATATGGGACAAAAAGTATAGGACACCTTTCATACGATTTTCGTTAAAGTAGGTTTGCCAACAATGGTTCCATCGTTCCATAATACGAATCGGATCGCTACTATATTGCTCGAACACCTGGCTTTTAAAGTACATGTGACCATGTGTCCACTCTCTATTGGCAACACAAATACCATGAATATTATTACAGTCTAAAGGCAATTCAACTCCACCAAATTTCGCTAATTTTTCACAAGATGCTCTTTTTTTAAGTAACCCATCGAAAGAACTGAAAAGCCGAAGCCCTTCTTTACCTAAATATGCTTTTTGCTTTCCAATCTCAATGGGAGCAGTATCAGTTGATTCTGACAAATCAGTATCGAAAGCAAATACATAATATGGGATAGGACCATACGCAAACATATTGCTTAGCGGCCTCAAGCCACCATAGAGCACATCTCTTTCGTTAAGGTCGGAGTATACCTGTGTGACACTTGCAGCATTCTGGTGGGCTTCTTCTAGAGCAGGCGCATTCAGCCTGCTTTTTACTTCTATAATCGAAACAACGCACTCCCAAGGGAATACTCCAATATCGCTTCCAGAAAGTAATACTGGGGGGACTCTTTCCTTGTTGTACAAAACAACATCTAGTTGTTTAGAACGTCCACCTTGATGATTTATGATTTCACCTGTACCTATACCAATTTGAGGAGGCAAAAACGGTTCAAGAAACTGTTTAACGAAAATTTCTCTAATTGTGCCTCGTATACCATTATGGCCAAATGTATTAGTTATTGATTTTGATTCTACTAATAGGGCTTCCATACGTGCGGCGACGTGGTAAGCCCATGGATTATTTGGCATTAATATTACCTCGTTACTTTATTAGCTCTATATTTCATTACTGCACTTGTTCACTTAACTCATTAAACCACAGAATACGTGTACAGTTACGCACATTTGTGTGTGTTAAAGCATTGACACCCTACCCTCGCCGCCCTTACCCTATCGCTGTACTGGCAAAATCCAGTACCGGGATTGGAACCCCGCTTAATTACTCAAGGCACATAAGTGCCAGCGTTTGCTGGTTTTTTTATGTGCGGCTTCGGCACACCTAAACATAGGCGTTACGTATAGAGAACGTACTATCAGCATTATGGTGGGCTGGGCAGGGGCGCTTCGGCGCGCCGTTTCCTTGAGTACGGTAGTTCCAACCCTGTCCAGTTCACCACCCATTGATTGGAACCTCTGAGTGGTGATTACAAATCATACTCAAGGAGGCTTCTATGCCTAATTTGACAATCATGTCTAAAGAAATCCGTATTCTTAATGGCTTGTATTCATTAAATGATCTGCATAAAGCCAGCGGTAACGCGAAGAAACACCAACCTCACCAATTTCTGCGTAATGACCAAACCCGAAATTTGATAAGCGAAATTGACCGATCCGCTAATTCGCGGATCGCTTACGAAGCATATCGAGGCGGAAAGCATCAAGGAACTTGGGTATGCAAAGAACTGGTCTACGCCTACGCGATGTGGATTAGCGCCAAGTTTCACCTGCAAGTCATCCGCGCGTTCGACGCAATCACAAGCCAACCGCAAATTGCACCGTCCGGTGTCACTCTCACCGCCAAACAAGCCCGATTCTTACAATGTGCCTTTTCGCAGTTTGACGAACTCAAAGCGCGCCATGGGGAAAGCTACCGCCAGTATCAAATCATGCAGCAGCAAATCAACATGATGCGTTCGTTTTGCGATCATATGGAAAGCGAGCTTAAAGCGTTTCGCTCGCAGGTAGATGCGGAAGTTGATGCGATTAACCACATCAACTTATACAAGGGAATGGTGTTGGAATATCAAGGCGCCGACGAACTAAAGCGCTTCATTGAGCAAAAACATTGATGAAAGCTGCATGAGCCTAGGCAACGTGGTGTTGTTCTAGGCTCTGGCGTCTTAACTTATAGACTCACTTGTTCACACCAAGCAGATATTTGGATCAAAGCTAGCAAATACGTTAAAATGTAGTTAGATAAAAGCAAAAGGCAGTTCAACATGAATAAAACAGAAACGTCGAAGAAAACACAAGTTTCCTCCCGCAGTTTTTCTCCAAAATTGAAAAACTTGGAGGTTAGCATGTCTTATGAAGGGTTGAGTTTGAAGAGTAAACAACCGCAATCATTAGAAGCACTGAAACGCCAGTATGCGAGATAAATACGGCGTTAACCAAGATCCATACTGCTACCCCGGTTCAGATGTACTGATTAACCTATTAAATCTTCGTGATGCAGACGCTCTTGCGGAGGCTGAGTCTCAATTTGTGCACTTCAGATATATGGGATACGTTTGTGAGATAAATGCTTTAGAGGACTTCACTCTAGAGCATTTTTTGCACTTACATCATGTGCTTTTTCAAGACATATATTCTTGGGCTGGACAACTCCGTGATGTTGATATTTCTAAAGGCAATACGCATTTTTGCAATTGTCAGTTTATAGGAAACGAACTTACCAAGCAGCTTAAACGACTTCCTGCTTTGCGCGAATGTGAGGATAGATATGCTGCTGTGGCACTCACTGCAGATATTTTCTGCGAAATCAATGTCATTCATCCTTTTCGTGAAGGTAATGGCCGCGCCACTCGCTTCTTCTTTGAAGAATTATTATTCGTGGCGGGTTATGAAATAGAGTGGCCGACTGTCTCTAAAGAGTCATGGATAAAAGCAAACGTTGATGGCGTTTATGGCGATCTTAAAGGGCTTCGCGATATTTTTAATCAAGCGATTAAACATCGCTGAGTAAAACTTAAACCAATTATCTTACTCCAAACTCACGTACTCATTGAGTTTCAACACCTCACTTCCCACAAACTCGTTCAGTTCGGTCAGTGAATCAATCAATGGCAGCAGCTCGTTCTTGTGGAACAACCAGTCCACTTTGTTGAGGTCGAGTGAGGTAATGCTCTCGCGGCGGATACTCATCAGCTCGATCGGTACGCGGTGCAGCGCCAGCACATCATTCATCGTCTGGTTCTTCACGTCTTTGAACGAATCTTTTGCTTCCACCTGACCGATGGGTTTGAGTTCCGGCGCTTTGGTGTCCTTACCCTTGGCATTCACAAACAGGTTTTTAAACGCCATCCCCTCTTTGGCCTGCAGCTTGTTGCGAATGTCGTTCTCTGTATCCTTGGTCATGCTCGGCTCGTTCATATACAGTAGGTAACCTGCGTGGGAACCGTTGCGGTAATACTGACGGCGGAACAGCGTAGCATCGTCGTTGAGCCAGATGGAGGTCAGCCCGCTGACGTGTTGCGGCAGGCCGTACAGCTCCTGCGCCACATCGTATTCAGCCAGGTGAAAAATCTGCCCGTCGCGGTAATCAATCCGCCCTTCATTGCTGTAGGCGTGGGGCTTGTAGGTGTAACCCAAATCACCGCGGCGGCGCATGTAGAGCGCCGGAATGTGTCTGATGTGAACCACCTGCCCGAACAGGTTGCGTACCACCTGAAAGTAACCGTTGCCAAACGTGAGGTAGTCCTGAATAAACCGCTTGAGGTCGCGGCGCGGCAACACGTCACTCACCGTGACGGCGTAAGTCAGCGTGTTGCGTTTAAACTCAATCGCGCTCGAGTGCATCGGGTTCACGCGCAGCGCTTTGGCCAGCGTATCGAGTGCGATCGGCGGCTCGTACAAATCATCAATCAGCGCCACTTCAAGGTAGCTGAGAATATCGCTATTCATCACACTGACCGGGTTAGAAAATTCAATCTCAATCACGTTCTGTCTCCTAGAAGAACGACACGGTGGTGTCATCCTCGCTGTGAATATCAATCGGCTCCCAGTGCATCACATGCATCGAAGCCCAGGCCAGGTCTGCGTGCGAGCCCACCTTGCTGCGGTTAGAAATAAAGGTCACCTGATTGCTGGCTTTGGTGGTCTGCTGGCGGATCATCAAAAAGGAATGCACCAGGTCATCCCATTCGCCGTCGAACTGCAGGCGCCCGTCGTTGATGATTTCGCGCGCCTTGTACACCATCATCCGTTTCACTTCCGGCGAGTAGTCCAGCTCAATCAGGCTCGGGTAGAACTTGCGCACCAGCTCGGCCACCGCCGACCCGACGCCGCTGACATCAATCGCCAGATGCACCACGTTGTATTTCTCGGTCATGGCTTTAATCGCGAGCGCCTGCTGCTCGTAGCTGGAGCCTTTCAGGCGCGCCCGTTCAATCAGCCGGAACACGCCGCCTTTGCGTTTGGGTTTAAGCGCAACCACCAAGCCAGCATCGTCGGAGCCTTCGCCTTGACCGCCGCCGCGCGGGTCATAACCCACCAACACTTCGGCGTTGCCCGCAGGCCGCGCTTTGTTGTGGTCCACGTCCTTCCACAGCGATGAATCGGTTTTACACGCCAGCAGCGCTTTGAGTGCAAAGATGGACGCCGAATCATCCAGAAACACGCAGCGCAGCAAGTTGTCGAACACGGTTTTGTCCGGGTACTTGCGGCGCAGTTTCTCCATGTTGAAGAACGTAGCGCCTTTCTCAATCGCGTCATCAATGGTGATGATCTGGCGGAAAATACCATCGACACCCAGCGAGCCGTTCTTGAGCGCTGCGTGGCTGATGTCAATGCCCTGCTCTTTCTTGCCCTGCCACTTCGGATACGCTTCATGCGCCACGGTCGACGGCGTCGACAGATACGTGGTGCGGTACTTGTCGTGAATCGACATCCCGCCCGCGTAGTCGTCCAGCTCACCAAATTTGGGGATCCAGAACACTTCATCGAAATAGACATGGCCGTTAAAGCCCTGCGATGTTCGAGCGTTGGTGGAGAGGAAGTAAAACGTCGCGCCGTTAGAGAGTTGCAGCTCATCTTTGCCTTTGAGCTCCACGTCGCCAATTTCCAGCGCGAATCGGCGGATGTAGTTTTTGAAGATCTCAGACTGCTTACGTGAAGCCGACAAAAACACCTGGTTGTCGCCATTGAGCACCGCATCCTCAAACGCTTCATAGGCGAAGTAATACGTCAGGCCAATCTGGCGCGATTTGAGGTAAAAGCGGAACTCGTTCAGCTCGGGATTGCACTTGTGGGCATGAATGTCTTTCTGGTACTCGAAAAACGTCTTCTCACGAAATTCATCCAGCACCGTTTGGGTGATGTGTGAAACGTCGTTCTTCACCTTGTTCGGCTTGCGGCCACGCTTGTTGCCCTCGCTGTGGCTGCTTGCTGGCCGATATTGCCGGCTCTCGGCTTCATCGCGTTTGCGCTTCTGGGCCAGCAGCATTTCCAGCTCTTTGAGCTGCTCATCGTGCTTTTGGTCAAGCCACAGCAGATAGGCAATCCGCTGGCGCAGCATCAGCTCTACGGGCGCATCGTCCCGCATCGCTTTCCAGTCAAATTTCGAAATCCATTGCTGGACGGTTCGCACCGCAACGCCCACCGCCTGCGCAACTTCGGCAGGTTTGTACTGACGCAGATACAGCCCAAGCGCTTTGGTTTGGTCTGCGGTGTACATCGGGGAGGATTGCTCAATAGCAAGATTCATTTTCATGCTGGCAGTGTGCAACAGAGCCCGCCGCGACTCAGCAGAGAGACTTTCTATATCGGGTATCTAGAATCGCCGTGAATACAAAAAGTTAAGGCCATTGGTTAGATTGGAATCATCGAAACGAGAAGAGATATTCCATGTTTAAGTCAGAGCCAATTTGCATTCTGAAAGCTGGCCCCACTGTCGACGGGCGAGATATCCCGCAGAAAGTGATTGACGATATCGCGGAAACGTACAACCCAACCAATTATGCCGCGCGAATCAATGACGACCACTACGACAGTGGCTGGAAAGGCGGCACCGTATTGTCGGTAGAAAAACGCGATGACGAACTGTGGGCTGAAATCAAACCCAACTCTCACCTGCTGCGAAACATCGAAAACGGTCAGTTGCTGCATACCTCATGTGAGTATCAGGAAGATTTCGCGAATAGCGGTAAAGCCTACTTAACCGGACTTGCCTTCACGGACAAACCCGCCTCGCTGGGCACCACGCAAGTGCATTTATCGGCCAAACGCAATGCAAAAAATGTGTTTCTTGTCTGTACCGGTCAAACGGTGAATTACAACGCATTGCATGTTTCACAACCCGACTTGTCCGATGAAGACACGTCGCTGTTTCAAAAATTCAAAAGCTGGCTCAAAGGCGAAAACGTGCCCGAGCAGCTCTCTCACACTGAGGAAGAAGACGACATGAACAAAGAAACCGAAGAGCTGCTGCAGCAACAAATTGAGCAGAATACCAAGCTGAGCGATCAGCTCGGCCAACTGGTGCAGACACTCAGCGCCAAAGAGCAGCCCGCCGAGCCGGAAGTTAAAGACGAGCCGCAGAAAAGCGAGCTGGAAGAAAAGGTTGAAAAGCTCTCTACACAGCTTGGCGAACTGACCACCAAACTGAGCAGCATCACAGATGAGCAGGCGCGCAAACTGGCCGGTCAGGATGCGGAACCCGAACAGTACCTGTAAGCGCCGGCTTTAGTCTCTCACCCCATTTGTATAGGTAAACACATGCAAGAGCATACCAAAAAGAAACTGAGCGCCTACGTTCAGGCGGTCGCGCAGCAAAACGGCGTCGAGAACGCCACCGAGATGTTCAACGTCTCGCCGAACGGCACCCAGCGCATCATCGCGGCCATTCGTGAAAGCAACTGGTTCCTGAGCCGCATCAACATCATCACCGTGAAAAACCAGATTGGTGAAGCGATTGGTCTGGGCGTGAGCGGCATGATTGCCAGCCGCACCGACACCTCCGGCGACGGCGAGCGCAAACCGAAAGACTACCACGGCATGAAAGCCATGCCTTACGCCTGTGTGCAGACCAACTTCGACACGGCGATCCGTTATGCCAAGCTTGATGCCTGGGCGCACATGAAGAGCTTCAACCAGATTGTGTCCAAACACACCCGCGAGCAGATCGACGCCAACAAAATCACCGTCGGCTGGTTTGGTCAAACCGCGGCCGCGAATACGGATGCCGCCGCCAACCCGAACGGCGAAGACGTCAACAAAGGCTGGTTCCAGGCGATGCGCGAGCACAACGCCGAACGTTTAATCACTGAAGGCGTAGAAGGCTCCGGCGTTATCCAAATTGGTGAAGGCGGCGACTTTGCCAACCTCGATCTGGCGGTGCTGAACCTGAAAAACCTGCTGCACCCGGCATGCGAAAACGACTCTGACCTGATTGCCATCATCGGTTCTGATTTGCTGGCCTATGAAAAGGCCAAGTTCTACGACGCGCACGGCAATACGCCGACAGAAAAGAGCAAGATTCAGGAACGTCAGGTCATCGGCACCTATGGCGGCCTGCCTGCGGTGTCGGTTCCGGGCTTCCCGTCAACGGGCATCATGGTGACCAGCTACGACAACCTGTCTATCTACATTCAGGAAGACTCGGTTCGCCGCACGGTCGGTAAGAAAAACGACGCCAAAGACCAGATGGAAAACTTTGAGTCGATGAACATGGCATACGTCATCGAGCAGCTTGAAAAAGTGGCGGCGGTCGAGTTCGGCAACGTCAAACTGAAAATCAACGGGGCGTGGGTATAACCGCGCCAGACTGACACCCTCCAATGCAGGCTCTGTCACGTTATCAGTCTGGCTCCTACACAGATTGTTATTCGTGCACTGCTGCCTGCATTCCCTCAAAGGTGATGTATGGAATTTATCGGCAATAAAAGTGACGTGTATGCCTCCGAGCTGCCCGCCACGGATAACTTTCCCGCGCTCAAAATCTCAGAGTTTCAGTCTCTGTTTCATTTCCTCAGCAATGAGACAGAGGCAGGCATTCTGCAACAGGCGAAAGTCTCGCGCATTAAGGTACACCGCGAGCTGGTGAATACCATCGCGCAGTACGAGAACCTTGCCGCTCTCTCAAAGGCCAAGTTCGGTGATGAAGAATCCGGCACCACGCTCTACACCCAAGCGGTGTTTGCGCTGACGGCCAGCGAGCTGATTGGCATCCGCCTCAGCTCCGATGCCACCGCCGAAGCGGCCGAGCGTCAGGAAGCGCTGAGCAGCAAGAAATACCATTGCGAGGTGCAATATCGTCAGGCGGTGGATCTGCTGCTTCACGGGCAGGAAACCTACTGCTTTGAGGTGGTGTGATGAAAGCGCTGCAAAGTTTAACAGACCTGTTCAGAGAGCACGTGACGGATGCCAAGAACTTCACCGTCTGGGCCGAAGACGGCGCGCTTTTCTGCACTCAGGGCGACAGCGTCGACGGGTTTGAGCTTGAGTACACCGCCATCGTATTCATGCAGGATGTCAGAGTGCAGCCGCACATTCTGATGATGCACTTAGTCTCCTGGATGAATACGCACGACCCGTACCGGATGGAAAAAGGGTTGCCGTTTCCGACCTTCGCCACTGAGCTTTTAGATAACGGCCGCTGCGACATCAAAATCAAGATTGATCTGCGGGAAGCCTTCTCACTGCAAGCCCACCCGCAAGGAAACTGGCAACAACACAGCGAGCGTTTTGAATGCGTGGGCGATTTTGCTGCTCGTGTCGACGAAGACGACCTGAACGAACTGGTGCTGTTTGTCGGCCATCTGGATGATTTGCCATGAACGAGCTCACGCTGAAAACACCGGATCAGCTTACTCAGGTGGTTGAGCGTCTGGTGCTGACCGCCACTGAAAAACTGGATTTGAACCGGCGCATGGCCAACCGCGCGCGCCAGTTCTTCCGGGCTCAAATCCGGGCACAGCGGGACATTGAGAATAACCCGTACCAAAGCCGCACGGGTCGCAAAAAAGTGAGCCAGCGGGACGGGACAACGTCACGCCATACCGTCAACAACAAGAACATGTTGATGGGCCTGTCGAAATCCCTGCGCACGCAGGCCGATGAACACCACTTTGAAGTGGGCCTTGCGGGCGTCGCCGGGCGCATCGGCCAGGAACACAATCAGGGCAGCCAGCTCTCGTTTACCACCCGCGTGAATGGCTTCTTCGACAGCAAGACCGGACGCTGGCAAGGCGGGCGGCGGGTCAAACAGAACTATCAGATGCCCCAGCGTACCTTCATTGGCTGGACACCGGAGATCGAACGCGAGCTGCTCGCCATGGCGGCCGAGCACTTTACAACTGACGTGGAAAGTTAAATGCAAACCATCAAAGTCAAACCACAAAAAGGGTTACTGGTTCGTGACCCGGATACCCGCGAGCCGTTAAAGACCGCGGGCGAAGAGAAGCCGCGTAACCCTTACTGGCTGCGTCGCATTAAAGATAAATCCGTCGTGCTCGTCACAACGAAAGCGGCAACGAATAAGGAGAACGGCCAATGAGCATCAGCTTCTCAGAAGTTCCGTCCAGCGCTTATGTTCCCGGCATGTATGTCGAAATCGACAACAGTCTGGCCAACAGCGCGGAAGACCAGCAACTGTGCCTAGTGATCGGCAACGCGGTTGCGGGTGCCTCGGTGGCGCCCAACACCGTCGTATTGTGTATGGATGAAACCAAAGCGCAGGCGCAGTTCGGCGCCTCCGACATCGTCGACATGGTGACCTACTTTCGCAAGCAAGATGAAAGCATGCCCATCTACGCCATCAGCGTGGACGCGGCCGATACCATGTCAGCACTGGCAGCTCTGGGTGACGTGCAATACCACCACATCCTCTGCTCGCTCAATGATGACACCACCATCCGCGATTTGGGCGAGTTTCTGGAAAAGCGTTATGAAGCGCTGCAGCAGATCCCCGGCGTGGCTTACATCCCGAAAAAAGGCACCCATGCGGAGCTGATTACCTTTGCCAACAAAAGCAACTGCCCGCTGATCAGCTTTATGCCGGTGAACGCGCTCGGTAACTCTGCCAATGAAGCGCTGACGGATGCGGCTGTGATTGGTGCCTGGGCGGGACAAATTGCGCCGTCACTGGCGAATGACCCGTGCCGCCCGCTGCAAACACTCAAGATGAGCGGCGTCTACTCCATTGCGGACACCGAGTTTGACTGGGCCGAGCGTAACCTGCTGCTCCACGAAGGAATGGGCACGTACGTCGTCACCTCAACCAAAGAGGTGCAGGTGGAGCGTGCGGTCACCGCTTACACCGAAAACGCATCGGGGATTGCCGACAACAGCTATCTCGACATCATGACGCCGGCGACGGCGATGTATTTTCGTCAGAAACAACGCTCGCGCATCTTAAGCAAATACGCCCGTTTCAAAGTGGCCAAAGACGGCACCCGCTTTGCGCCGGGACAGGCGATTGTCACGCCCAGCATGTTCAAAACCGAGCTGCTGGCGCTGTACAAAGAGCTGGAATACAACGGCATCGTGCAGGATTTCGACGGCTACAAGAAGTCGCTCATTGTTGAGCTCGATGACACCAACAAGCAGCGGATCAACTATCAGGACTCACCGCAGTTCGTGAACGGATTGATCATCGTTGCCGGCAAAATTCAATTCAGGAAGTAAGCCATGGGAACCACTATCACCAGCCGCGCCGTACTGAACGCCGGCTCTCTGGGTCGCCTGCCCATTAAGGAAGGCGCAGAAATCGGGTTTGGTAACCTCAAACGTGAAGCGGTCATGGGCGATGACGGCGTGCTGGGACACAGCGAAGTGTACGACGGCGCGCCCTACATCAAAGCCACCATCGTGCACGCCAAAGCCACCGATGAGGACGCCATCAAAGCGTTCGTGGATGAGAACATCACCCTAGAACTCAACAGCGGCAAAGTCTACACCCTCACGGATGCCTGGACGGTGGACCCGCTTACGCTGAACGTCAAAGACGGCCAGCTGGAAGTGTTGTTCAACGGCTATGAGCTCATTTCACAATAAGGAGCGTGACATGCTATCGATTTTGTTAAAACGTCAGGCTCAGCAAAAAAAGGCGGCTCAGGCCAAGCCGATGCCAGCCGCGGCGCAACCCGCAGCGACGGGCAAAAGCGCCCGCCCGACGCTGGCCGACAAACCGTGGGAAGATACGCAGGCCATGCTTAAACAGGATTTGGCGTTCCTGCGCACTCTGGCCGGCTCTCAGGAAAAAGACCCGTACAAAGCCGAGCTGGTGAAGAAATACCAGCCGCTAGTTGAGAAGCTTCTCACCACTCACACTGACCTCGGTAATCTCGATGTGGTGTGGTGGTTCTATCAGTGGCAGGTCGATTTAGGCCAACTGACGACCGTACACGACAACTTCCGGGCGGCCATCGACATGGGGCTGGAAACGCCGGACAGCTGGAAGTCAAACGGCCAGACCGCGTTCTGCGACATCGTGTTTCAGTACTCGCACAGTGCCTCGAAAGAGAAGCTGGCGTTTAACCGCGACTACCTGCTTCAGGCTGTCGCCGATTTGCAGGCCGGAAACCTCGCCACCAACGCGCCGCTCAAGGTGAAGATGTTCCGTCTGGCAGGCGACTGGTATGACGCAGACGGCGACACCGAGAAAGCGTACGCGCTGTTTGATGCGGTGATGAAACTCGATCCGAACAAAGGCGGTCGCAAGACCCGACTCAACGAACTGAAGGAAGAACTCGGCTATGGCAACTCCCATTAACAATCAGGCTGAAGTAAAAACGACCACGCTGGCCACCCCTATCGTGAAAGATGGTGTGGAAATCAACACGGTGGACATCCGCAAGCCGCATTCAGGCAACCTGCGCGGACTCAGCCTGATTGATGTGTGTGAGATGAAATTTGAGGCCGGTGAAGTCCTGTTGCCGCGCATTTCGTCCCTGACTGAGCGTGATTTGCTGAACCTGCCACCGGAGAACTGGGCGCCACTTTTGACCACCATCGCCTCTTTTTTCGTGAACACGGAACTCTGATAAACCGGGTTGAAGACTATTACGCCGACATCGCCATGGCCTTTCACTGGCCGCCGAGCGAAATAGACGCCCTCACCTACGACGATTTATTACTGTTCCGCGAGCTGGCACGGCAACGAACCGAAACACAAGAGAGCGACTAGCTCTCTTTTTTTGTATGAAGGACATCCGAATGAAGATGAACCTCTCCGTGGTGATGGGACTAAAAGACAAAGTGTCCGCGCCACTCAAAGGCATGGTGAGTGATTCCGACCACTACGCCAAGGCCATCAAAAAGATTCAGAAAGCACAGGCGGATGACTCGGCCGCGATCGGCATGATTGGCTCATTCAAAAACACCAAAAAGGCGATGAGCCAGAATACGCTTGCGATGGCATCAGCCAGTGAGAAACTTCGTGAGCTGCAAGCCAGCGCGGCCGCAGCGGGTAAACCGACCGCCGCCCTCACTGAGAAAATTTCCAAACAGCAGCAGCGGCTCGATAAGCTCACACAGCAGCAGGACCATTACAAAACACACCTGGTTAAACTCGGTGGCGAGCTGAAAAAAACAGGCGTCAAAGTGCACGACCTCGATGGCGAGAACAACCGTCTGGAAAGTCGCTACAAAAAGCACGGCGCAGAAATCATCAAACTGAGTAAGAAATACGCCATCCTGCGCGGCGCGATGTCGCCCCTGCAAAAACTCAATGGCGCTATTCGCCTGCCGAATGTGGCCGGAGCGGCGCTCGGCAAAGGTGCCGCCCTGCTTGGTGGTTTCAGCCTGGCCGGACTGGCAGCCGAGGTAAACAGCAGTGCGGCAGAGATGGACAAACTTGCCAAGAAATCGGCCAACCTCAATCTGCCGATCAGCGAACTGCAGGCCATGCAATCGCAGGCCGAACACGCGGGCGTGAGCGCCGATGCGCTGTCGGCGTCAATGACCCGTTTCACCCGTCGTCTGGGTGTACTCCAAACAACCGGAGCGGGCGCGCTGGGCAGTTATCTGAAAAAGAGCAAGAACGCCGCGTTCCGCGATTTGCAGGGCGCGAAAGATACGCAGGAAGCCTACCAGATGCTGCTTGAGTCTTTCTCCAAACTCAAAACCGCGCAGGAGCAGATGGCGTTTGCAGATGCCGCCTTTGGTGACAGCGGGCGGGAAATGCTCATCATGCTGCGCGAAGGCACGCAGGGGCTGACTGCTGCGCGTCAGGAGTTCAACGATTTGGGCGGCGGCGCCACCGCCGAAGATGCAGCGAAAGCGGAAGCGTATAACGACGCAGTGCAGCGCATCTCTGAAAGCCTGCGCTCGATTAAGTTTGCAGCGTTGGCACCGATTATGGAGAAAGCCACTAAGCTGTTTACCGAATTCTCAGAAAAATTCAAAAACACCCAGTGGCGCACCGAGTTTATGGATAAAGTGATTCAAACCGTCAACGGGCTGTATCAGGCGCTGGAGTTCTTAGGTAAAGGGCTGATTTTTGTTACGCAGAACTTCAAAGGCATTATCACCATTCTGGCGATCGCCAAAGTGGCGCTGATTGGCCTCAATGCGGTGATCATGGCCAACCCGATTGGCATGATGGTCACGGCGATTGGCGCCGCGATTATTGCCATCACTTACCTGGTGGATAAGTTCATCGGCTTAGACAAAGTTGTCAACTGGGTGAAGGAGCAATTCAGCGGACTGTGGGACGGGATTAAGAAGCTCATCAACATGCTGCCGGATTCTCTCATTCCTGACGGCTGGAAAACCGGTTTGGACGATGCCGGCACAGAAGTCGATAACCTGGCAAACAAACTCGACAGTATCAAAGACAAGAACGCCACTCTGGGAATTGTCACCAACGAAACCCGCAACCAAACAGACCGCACCAAAGCCTATACTGACTATCAAAGTAGCGGTCTCTCGGCTGCCAAACCGAACAATCCCTATCAGCCAATCAAGAGCCAGACGTTGAACAGCCGATCGGAAGTCGCACTGACAATTAAGTCAGACAAACCGGTGACGGTGGACAAGGCAAAGAGCGACAAAGGAACCGATCTAAATCTGGATGTCGGAAACTTAGGCTGGAGCTATTAGAACCACACTTGAGGACAAAATGTGGTCATCGAATTTATACAAGCTATATAAATCAATTGCTTAATGCAAACACCAGCCCGCCCATTGGCGGGTTTTTCTTTATCGCCACATCTATCCCCCCCCCCCAGATTTCACAGCATTTAATCTTGGTTCTCAAACTGGCGGTACAACGCTTCCCTTTCAGCCTCTCAGCCACAGGTCGACTAACCACTTTTTCCCTCTTTCTTGATGCTCATAATCCGCTCAACCAAATGAAATGCACATTGATGCGTAATTGCGGCGATAACGCCCATACCGATCACATCAAAAGATTTACTCGTTTGATACTGTGGATGCGTTTCATTTGTCAGCTGTGAACCATGAAACTACTAAAGCGTATGTGGCCAGTTTGGTATGGTGTATTAGGCAGATTCCGTCTCAATTTTCGTTTGGACTGGTACAGATAGATTCTTGTTAAAAGCGACTTTTATAAATTTCACTGATATATCGTCAAGAGCATTTGATTTTATAAATATTTGAGATCTAAGTTGTGGAATTAAATTCTCAGTGTATATAGATTACCATTTTCAATAAAATCAAGGTGTTAATGATGAATCTATTAAAAGTTTTAGGTGTAACTCTCACTGCTGCGCTGATGTTTGGTTGTGCCTCTCCCGCCCAAGTAGAAAATATGAAAGTTGATGAGTCTTTAAGCATAACTTTCGATGAGAACCTAAATAGCGCTATCGAGTTAAATCAAGTAGGCGGAGGTGAGGAAACAAACCCAATGTGGACGTCAGAAATAGGTAACAAAGAATTTGAAGCTGCGTTGAAGAGCTCATTACAATCCCAATATCTATTGTCCCGAGACAACCAAGCAACTTATGATCTTTCTGCAACCTTGATGGAAGTCGAACAACCTACATTTGGTTTGGATATGGAAGTTACTTCTACAGTTAGGTATGTTCTGGTTGAAAAAAGTACGAACAAAATAATCTTCGACGAATTGATTAAGGCACCATATACAGCAACATTTGGAGATGCTTTTAGTGGTGTTGAACGTTTAAGAGTCGCTAACGAAGGTTCCGCTAAAAGTAACATAACTCAATTTCTTCAAAAACTTTCTCAGCTTAAAATTGACACATCGAAGATAGAGCTTACCAGCAAGTTATAA